GCCGACGCCCCCGCTCCACATCCATTCGCCATCGACTTGTTCGCAATAGCCGAAAAGAGTGCAATCGGCAGTACCGATGCACTCGTAGCCCGGTTCGCAGGCGTCCGTCACGCACTCCCCATCCACGCACACGCAGCCTTCTGGGCACGGGTTCTCCTCGTCGCACGGGCCGGAGCACTTGTTACAGCAACACGCCTGCGTCGTGCCCAGGGCACCATTCCGCACGACCAGCTTCCCGTCTTGCACCGCCAGGCTCATGTTGCCGCCGTCGAGCAGGTGGAAATCGACACAGAGAACACAGCCGTACTAGAGGTCGCCAGCGCCACCACGGGCAGCGTCTTGAACTCAAGCGAAGCGGTAGTGAGCGTGGCCGCCGTCGCCGCATTGGCAGCGTAGAGTTGCGGCACCAGCAAGTACCACGCCGTGCCGTCCCGTGCGATTGAGCAGTCGCGCTGCGGGCCTTCAGGAATCGGCCAGAACAGATTAGTCGCGCTCACCGTGTTCGGCGTTGCCGTCTGGTTGCGGAATGTCACCGTCTTCGCGGAGCCAATCGACCACGCGCCGCTGAAGGTGCCCATGCGAAAGGTCTTGCTCGCCACGCCAGGTGCCGAGCCGAACGCGATCCCCGGCTGGTCGCGGTCGCCCGCCTCGACCTCGCGCACCACCTTGGCGATCCGCTCCGCAGCGGGGCGAGTGAACGTGACCCGCTCGACCTTCGCCGGTTTGCCGTCTGGCTTGCGTGACATCGCGGCCCCCCGTCAGGATGTCGGCGGCGTGCCGAAGTAGCCCGTAAAGGCTACCTCGCGGTTCACGCGGCGCTCAAGAATGGTGGGGGCACCGGAGCCGGTGAAGTCGCTGTTGAAGTTGATGCTGCCGTCTGAGTTCAGCGCCATGACTGATGCGGACGGAATCTTTTCTCCTTCCTCTGAAAAGACGTAGCACCGCTTCTTCTGGCCGCCGCTGGTGTAGTTCCATCCGACGTTAGGCAGGTAGAGCTTGTACCCGCTCGGCTTGTAGGAAAGTTCGGCCGTCACCTGCCAATAGGTGACCTGCAGGCCGTTCACCACCTCGGTGGTCTGCTGGGCACTGATGCCGTTGCATAACCATTGGTGGGCAGACGCACCGGCGTAGCTGTCGGAGTTCACACAGCCCGTCACGGCAATCGCCGTGGCCATTGGGAAGGAGGCACGGTTGCCCGAGACCGAGACGCGAAGCTCGCCCTCAATGGCCTGTGCCCCTTCGATGATGTCGCCAGCCGTGTTGATCAGCGGCTTGATTGTGCCGTTTCCGCTGCCGTCGTAGTAGCGGAACGTCGGCACCGACAGGCCGCTCGTAGAGACCGACCAAACATCAGCACGCGAGAGCGGGCTTGCGTTGTAGTTGGATGTGCCCGAGGCGGGCGTCTCGTAGCTGTACGTTGCTTCCGCGTGAAAGCGGTCGGTTTCTGTCACCTGCCCGTTGTGGCAGAGCAGGTACGCATACTCTGGATGGGCGGCTCCGTGAAAGATGCCGACTGCGTTCAAGATGTCCTGCGTGCTCGTCGCGCCGTCGAGCGTAAGGGCGAACTTCCGTTCCGCATTCGGGCTTTCGCCAAACTTGTGCGAGAACGTGCGCGGCAGGATTTCGCGGTAGGAGAGAACAGCCATGCTACGCCCCCAGGATTTCTACGGGGCTCGCCCCGGTGGCGGCGATCGCCTTGCGGATTTCTTCGAGCTTTGACAACTGGGCGCGCCGCTGCTCCAGGGCCGGGTCTTGGCGGCCGGTGGCCATCGCCAGCATCTGCGATGCCCCCTCCTGCGTGCGGATGTCTGACACCTGTAAGGCGTTCGCAGACGGCCGGGCCAACTCGGCGGCGATCTCCTTGCGGATGGAAATGCCCTCGGCGGCCAGATTGCGGAGGGCGTTGCGGGCCTCGCCGCCGTCGATCAGTCGCTTGTTGAAAGCCTCGCGCACCGCCTTGAACTGGTCGGCAATGGACGTGGCGGGCTTCAGGATATTCGCATCCACGCCGAGGGCTTGCAGCTGCCGCTCGCGATCCTGAGCCCTCGCCTGCTTCGTGGCCTCGCCCGCGAGCCGTAGCCGTTCATTGGCGGCAGCGATGCTCTTGGCGTCGTTGGCTTGCTTCGCCTGGGCCAACGCATCTTCTGCCGCCCGCAGTTCCTGTCCAATCGCCAGCAAGTCCCTGTTGAGTTGCAGGCGGCTCGTCTCGGCGTCGGTAAGCCCGGCGTTCGCCAAGTCGGCCACTCGCTGCCGCGCCTCTTGGGCGGTGCGAGCGGCGGCGTCGGCCGCAGCCCTAGCCGCATCCGCGTCGGCCCGCCTCGCGTCTGCCTGCTGCCGCAGCGTGTCGCTGAAGGTACGGGCCGCACGGTCCACCTGCTGAATCGCATACTTCTGGTAGGTCGTCTCGGCGTTGGCATCGCGGGCCAACTCGGTCAGCCGATCAAACTGCTGGAGCACCTCGACGGGCACCTGGCCCAGGCCGCCGAGTTCCTGCGCCAGTTGCTTGATGGCCGACTCGGCCTGCGAAAGCGAGTTCTGGGCGAACTCGGTCACGTTGAGGTCGGGCACCTTCAGCGCGTCTTTCGCCCGCTGGCCGAACTCCTGCGTGCTCGCGGTCGCCGCCCGCATCTGCTCTTGGTATTTCTTGATCGCGTCCTGTGGGTCTTCGACGGCAATCGTCACTTCCGCCCCGGCCTGCTTGCTGGCCAACGCCCACTCAAGCGCGGCCCCAGCCAACAGCCCCAAGCCCACCACGAGCACCCCGATGCCCGTGCTGGCGAGCGCCGAGCGAATCGACACGCCAAGGGCTGCCGTAGCCGTCGCCGCCGTGCCAGCCGCAGCCGAGTAGCCGAAGGCCGAAGCGGTCGCCGCCGCGAAGAACCGCCCGAGGTTGGCAATCCCAGCCGTCACGACTTGGCGATTGATAAATGCCAAGTAGCCGCCGATGGCCGGGAGGATGTTGCCAGCCAGCGGCAGGGCCGCCGTGGCCACAAGTTGGAACGCAGCCGCGAGGTCAGAGATGGCGGCCGACACTGCCGAGGCCACAGCCTTCACGTCGATGGCGGCGATGAACGAGGCGGCATCCTCGGCCGCCTTGGTGAGAGATGGGGCCAGTTCCGATAGCACACGAGCGGAGAACGCCTGGAGCGTCAGTTGGGCTTTCTGGAGCGAATCATCCAGCGTGGCGATCCCGGCCGTCTGCTGCGGGCTCAACACGATCCCGAGCCGCCGCGCCTCAGCCGTCATCTGCTGAAGGTAGCCAGCACCCTCTTGAAAGATGGGCACGAGCTCCACGCCGCTCTTGCCGAACAGGCCGACAGCCGCCGCCGCCTGCTGCGCCGGGTTGGGTAGTTTGCTGATTGCAGCCACGACCGCATCGAAAGCCTGCTCGGGCCGCAACTGCGACAGGTCGCGCACCGACAGGCCGAGTTCCGCGAAAGACTTGATTGCCGTGGCGTTGCCGGTCTGTGCCTCGCCCAAGTTCACGGTGAGTTTCTGCACCGCCTTGCCGAACGTCTCCAGCGAAACGCCCGACTGATTCGCCGCCAGCGAATAGCCTTGTATGATGTCGGCAGAGATGCCGGTGCGCTTCGAGAGATCGTCGATGCTGGCCACCGCACCGGCCGTGCCGCCAATGAACTGCTGAAACGCCCCGGCCGCCGTCCGCACCGTGGCGATGAACGCTCTCGACAGTTCAATTGTCTTGAGTGTCGAAACGTCCTGCTGCGTCTTCTTGGCGGCGTAGCCCAACTTCTGCAACTCGACTACACCGGCATTGATGCCCGCCGACATCTGCGTGGCCGATGCCGAGAGTTGAAAGCCAAGGCCGATGGTTGCCATTACTGCTCAAACTTCTTGAGGTCTTCCGCCATGCGGCGGATGGTGTCGCGGATCTGTGAGGGATGCTTGGGGGCTCTGTCTTCGATTGGGATAAACGCTTCGGGGTCTGGCGTCTGCTTCGAGTACGGGGCCAGCACCGACGAGACGATCATGCCGGTCTGTTGCCAAGGGTTGTCGAGCGGGCGAAACCATCGCGTGTAGGCGATCCACTGCGAGAACTCACGCGAGTCCATCGCGTCGATCTCTTCGATGGTTTTCTTGAGGTGTGAAGCCAGGGCGAACTTGAACTGCAAGGTCGGCCTGGCGTTCATTCCCCCGCGAGCTTCTTGATTTCCTCCTCGGTCAGTGCGTTGTGCTTCAGGGCCGCATGCCACAGGCGGTGCATCACGTCGGCGCTGCGGGACTTCAGGGCAGCCACGCCTTCGTCGCCGGGATAGAGCAGGTTGCCAGCGGCGTCGCAGAGCGTGCGGCTCAAGAGCTCCGAGCGAAAGTCGGGGATCGCCTTGCCGTCGCCCTCGAGCAGTTTGATTTCGTAGGAGTCGCGGTCGCCCACGCTCATCAGCCGGATGCACACCTTGCCGTCGCCGCCGAGTTCGGGGGCTTCCACGGTGATGATCTTGGCATCGGTTGCGGCGTCGATCTGTTCTCTCGTCAGCGGCATGGTTCACCTAGTAGGAAAGTTTGAGCGTCACGCTGTAGCGGGTCACCCCGTTCAATTCGCTGGCCACGCTCACTGACTCCCATACTGCCTGCGCAGTCAAGGATTGGCCGCCGCCAGAGATCACCACCTCGGCGCGGGTGTTCCACAACGCCGTCGAGGTGTTCGCCGTCCCGAGGCAAGCGATAGCCACGGAGCCCGGCGCGTCGGTCCACGCAACGCTTCGCCCCTTGCCTTCGCCGCCGTAGGACCAAGACAAGTCGGTGACCTCTTGGAACGCAGTGCTGTTCCAAGTCACGCTGATGCCTTCGCTGCGACTCGCCACGGGAAGCCTCCCCGGCGGTTAGGCGACCTGAAACGATGCCGAGCCCTTATTGGCGTCGTTCGTGGCAAGCGTGATGGTGGAAGACTTGCAGGTGGCCGCCACGCCGGTCAGCGTGATGCCGCCCGTGATGGTCAGCGTGCCGGTGGCACCCTGCGCAATCGGCGTAGCGCCAGCGTTGGTCAGGTAGTCGATGGTGACTTCCTTGCCGGTGTCGCCCGCCGAGCCCTTCAGCGGACGCGAAAGCGTGAGCACCGTTGATCCAGCCGTCTGCCCCAGGTGCGACACGTCGATGTTGTCGGTCGCGTTGTTGTCCGCAATCGTGTAGGTGATGTTCGTCACGGTGTAGGTGGCACCGGCGAAGACAAACGTGGAACCTGAACCATCATGCGGAGTGGCGGGCATGCTTTATGTCTCCTAGCTTTCGATCCAGAACGTGTCGTACTGCTGGGTGATCTGATAGGCAGGCGGGAGTTCCGCACCCGCCAGCGTCACAAAGTCGTCGGACTCCTGTTCGAGCGACGTTTGCTTCACTTCCGTATTGTTGGAAGTTCCGCCGTACCCATCCAGAACCGACCGCATCGCATCCGCCACTTCGCGGGCCTGCTCGTAGGTCGCCCCGTAGATGCTGTATTCCACGCTCGTCACGGGCATACCCATCGGGGCACCAAGCGTCTGCTGCCGCCGGATCGCCACGCGCCGCCACGTCACGAACGGAAGAGCCGCCGAGGCCGGGGCCACCACCGGATACACGCGGTTGCTCACAAGCCCAGCCACGGTGGCATTGGCAATGAGCGCCGAACGCAGGACGGCTTCGGGGGATTTCATCACTGGCCTCCTAAGTCGCCGTATTTCCGCTCGTACTCTTTCACGGCCCGCGTGAGTGCCTTCCGCATCTCCACGTCGAGGATGCTCTGCATCTGTGCCCGCGACTGATTGAACGCCTTCCGCAGCGGATGCCTAGCGGGCGAGCCTGCGACGGTGCCGCTGGCGATGAAGTCCACGGGGTAAAGGCCACGCCCCGTGAAGTCGCCACGCGTCTTCCACGATGACAGCACGCCACGGCCTGCGGCTGGCTTCTTCTCGCGCTCTACGATCGTCTGAATCCTGCCGCCGAGGATGACCTTGCGCCTGCGGCTCACCTTGCTCTTGCCAGCCATCCTGGGCCTGGTGCCGAACTCCACCAGATGCGAGTGGTATGCCCGGTTCGGCCCCTTCAGCACAGTGCCGCCAACGAAGGCCGGGGTGGCACCCTTCTGGCTCTTTGCGTTCGTGGGCCGCCGAAAGCCGATCACGATCACGCCCACGGGTATCTGCTGCTTGTTGTTCGTGTACTTCCGCTCGGCCTTCGACACGCTCGCCAGCAGGTTGCCCGTCACCTGCCAAAGGGCTGCCGTCTGTTGCCGCAGCGCCTCTTGGCCGGGCTTCGCCGCCTTGCGGAGTGCCTGGGCCTGGTACTTCAGGCTGATCTCGCGGGGCAGTGCCTTCAGGCTCTTGATCACGTCGTCGAGCGTGGTCAGGCCGTACTGCTGCTTTGCAAACTTGCCTTTGCCAACGGCAAGCCGCAGCAGCGACGGCCCTTCGGCAAAGACACTCACGAGACGGTCTCCTGGCAAATGGCTTCGTGCTCGCTACGGTTGCCGTGCTCGAGCAGGCTGACGATCTCCAGCGTGCGGCCACGCCACGCGAACCGCATGCTTTGCGTCAGGCCCGGCAGGTAACGCAGCCGAACCTTGTGGGTAATGCTCGTCTCCTGCTGCCCGGCTGTCAGAGCCTCGCGGGCGCTCACGCCTTCCACGCTCGCCCACACGGCCGAGGAATCGCTCCACGCCAGCACCGTCTCGCCAAGGGCATTGGTGCTGCCGCTGGCGACCTGGACGGTGATGCGTTCGCGGAGCTTGCCGGGGTCGATCATCGGTAGGAGCCCCATCGCTGCGAGTCGAGAAGCGACTTCACGCCGAACGGAATTTCGTCGCCGCTCATGGAGTCGGCCGCCATGCGGCGCTCGAACCACATGCCCACGAGCATCAAGATGGCGTGGCGGATCGCGGCGGGTACAGCCGTGCCGCTGGCCCCGTAGCCCGCCCACCACGTCACAGCATGCGCCCCGGCGTCGATCCGGTGCGGCGGCCAGGTGCCAGCGTAGATCGGCAGCACCGTGCCCGGCGTCGATTGGCGATCCACTCGGAACTGATCCACGGCGTAGGTGCCGGTCGTGCCGCCGTCTGCCGTGAACGTGAGCGACACGGCCGTGGCCGTGCCCGCGACGGCCATCGGCGGGCGGGGCAGCTCCATCGCCTCGATGCCCGAGGTGGGGAATCGGTCAAACCGCATCACCCACTGCGTGTAGACCAGCGTGCGGTCTAAATACTGCTCGCACCACTCACGGGCCGCCGTGATGAGGCTGGCCACATAAGCGTCGTCGGCGGTGCTGTCGATGCGGCAGTGGGCCTTCGCCTCGGAGAGCGTCACGGGCTCCACGGCGGGGGGCGTTTGGCGGCTGAGGCTGCGGTACATCACTTTCGCTTTCTCCGCTTGGGCGTGGCGTCGGCCGTCTCCACGTCGTGCTCGACGGCGGCCGTCTCGATCAACTCCTGCTGCCGGTCCTCAACCGCGAACCGTTTGGCGATTAACTCCATCGCCAGCCCGCCGGGAATCTCCACGACCTGGCCTGGGCGGTAGTTGCGGAACGAACGCAGCATCTTCAGTTTCGTCATTGAGGCACGCTCCATGCAGTTTCGGGCTTCTTTCCGTTGGTCGTGAAATCAGTGGTCCACTGAAACACGGGCTTGCCGAGGTTCTGCCCCGGCCAGGTCACGACATACTCGCCGTGGCCGAGGACCACGCGCGGCGTGATGAAGACGCGGTTGCCGCTCTCCCGCCAGTTGCGCCAAAACCAGATATCGTCATCCACGCGGCCGTCGTTCCACGACCCATCGGGGCCTGGCTTCGACCAGAACCACGGCTTCTTGCACCGCTTCAGGGCGGCCGTGCTGATGACCGTGAGGCCGAAGTGGGCTGTGTCCACCTCCTGCACCGGCTCGGAGAACCACGACATCGGCAGGCTCGTCTTGCCGTCCTCGGGCGGGTTGTCGAGCGTGTCCTTCAGCGTCAGCATCGGGCGGCCGTCTTCCCGCTTCGTCTGCAATCCGGTCAGCGCGTCGCACTGGAACGTCATCGCCATCGCGAAGAGGTGCTCCACGTCTTCCTTCGTGAAGAACGTGTCGTAGTCGATGGTCAGTAGATATTCCGCCTTATCAATGAACTGCTCCATCACGCGGGTGTTTACCTGGCTCCAGAACGCACCAGTGCCCATCGTGGGGCGAATCCCCAGCGGCATGAGTGCTTGAGCCCATGCGAAGTGGTTGGCCGTGAACGACAGCCGTGGCATCGACAGCACGGCCTCAACGCGAACGTCGGCTTCGGTTCCACCCACACGCACGATCATGCAGACCTCGCAAAAAGAGAGCGGGCCGCCCCGTAGTGGAGCGGCCCGCCCAGTTTGCACATCACGTCAAGCCGTCAGTCTCACGCACCGACCAGGCCGATGACCGGACCGGCGACGGTCGAGGTGCCCAGGTTCGGATGCGCGATTGCAACCCTGGCCACCGCGCGAATCACGGTCTGGTCGCTGAGGAAGTTCACCTGATCGCTGCTGGCGATCTCGATGGACTGCCGCACGCCGTAGTAGGAGCTGTTGGCCATGTTGCCGTACAGCGCCATCACCGCACCCGTCGAGTCCGCACCGCTCGGGAGCCGGTCGGTGAGGACCACCGGGCTGCCGAGGAACGTCAGGCCCATGCCCTGCGACAGGCCGACCGAGCCGCCCTGGTTCAGGTCGAGAGCCTGCATGCAGGTCGCGAAGAAGAACGGCGAGCAGAACCACTTGGCACCCTGACGCGAGTG